ATTGACCGGCAGATTGCCCTCCTGTGCTCGCAACAGGCCCTGCTTTTAACGTCAAATTTGCTGGAGTTGGTGAAACATCTGACATATCAACGAAAAAACTGATGTCTGCTCTTGAAGATTTCTTTGATCGAGGAACATAACCAATATTTCTTGCTAACGCAACAACATTTTCACGCAAAGTTGCTGAATCGATGAAAACTTCATTCGATATCATGTTTGCATTGTAAGAAGTGATGTAAGTATTATATGCTAATACATCTAAAATCGTTGAAAGGTTTGATCCCTCAAAGTCATAATCAGTAAATTCAGAATTACTTTGAATGTAATCCCTTAAAGTGGTCTTTATCTGATTAAAATCTAGATTTGTAAAATTTATGAGTGACATTTATCCGGTTGGAAGTAACACAAAGTCTAATTGTTGCGGTGGAATATCAATTCCGACGATCTCATACTTTATTGTAACGTTCATTTCATTCTCATCCGGATTCGGATTTACTAAAACATCCAATAAATTCACTCTTGGTTCGTAATTTATAATCGAACTTCTTATTTCATCTCGAATCGCGATTGTAGACACCTCATCCACAACTTCAAAAAGAGATTCAGACACTCTGGAACCAAATTCTGGGTTAAAAAACTTCTCTCCAGGCTGTGTAAATACAATATTTCTAATTGAACGGGCAATCGCACTTGTATTTTTCAAGGCAATCAGATCTTCATTGAGAGGATTAGTCTCAAATGACATGCTAATATCCTTAAAACTCTGACTTACCCGCTGTTGAGGCATTAAAATATAGTTGATCTAACTTATTTATACCTAAAAATTTGGTATATCGTCAGGTTGTGCTTTTTCTTTCGCTGTTTTCCAAAAATAGTTCTCATCATTACCGAGGCCATCACGATCATGACCATTTTCGACCTGATAGTATACTGTTGAAACCTTAAAATCAGGATTTTTCGGGTTCGCAGGAGTCAAACTGTTGTCAAAGATGCGTGTTCTATTGTTCGGATACAAACAAAACTGTCCATTATCAAGTTCAATCAGGTTATGAGACTTGTGTTCAGCTGGTTGTTCACTCGTTGAGTAGTCAATCGCATCA